GCGTGCAGGTTGGCAAACGCTCCACCGACATGATCGTGCTGCCCGCCGAGTTCTACGACATGAACACTTGGGATTTGGCCGGCTCCCCGGAGCGCACGCGCCGCAACTGGCGAGGCGGAATCCACAAGCGTTTGGAGAAGCTCGAAGAGCAGGCCGTGATCCATGCGACCGAGATATTCGACAGCGAGCAAATCTTTGTTGATGCCGCTTGACCTGTTGGCCGACTGGCCGTAAATTAACCCCATCATGTCGATCTTGCGCGTTATGAGAGACGACACAAATTCTGAGCCCCGCCACTGTGCGGGGCTTTTTCGTTTCTGGAGTATCGGATGGATCCTACTGACCTCGGCCCAGGCACAGCTACCTGGCTGGGCGGTAGTGCCACTGTTGTGCTGGGCGGATTGCTCTGGCTTCGTAAGTTCCTGTCTAAAGATGCGACCGATCGGGCCATGGATAACGCCGATATCGGCACGCTGCGCCGGCTCAATGAACTGCTGAACCAAGAGCGCTCGGCCCGCAAAGAAGCCGAGGCCCGCGCTGATCAGTTCGCGAAAGAACGGAACGATCTCGCCGCTGCCGTTGGCAGGATGGAGGGGAAGATCGAAGCCCTCACCAGCCAGGTCGGCCAGCTAACTGAGCGTGTCACCCTGCAGAGCGAAGAGATCACCCGCCTGCGCACCAAGCTTGGAGGTATCGCCTGATGGACAGATGCGCGTTGGAGTTCATCGCTCGACGGTGGTGGAGGCGCACTGAGGTTTGGGCCATTGCCGTGCTGCTGGTTGGTGGTGGTGCTGTCCTTGGGTACCAGGTCAGCTACTGGTCGCTCGCAGACAAACAGGGCAGGCAGGTCGAAGATATCCGCAAGGCATACGACACGGCCATGGAAGAGCGGGACAAGCGTCTTGAAGAGTTGACCCGCAAGACCGGCACTGCCGCCGACAAGGCGTCTAGGGCTGCGACTACTGCGGCCCAAGCTGCCGACAAGGCAGATGAAGCGCTCAACAGAGCGGCACAGTGATGGCGCGGCTTAAAACCCTGGCTAACAGAGTGGCCACCCAGGGCAACAGGCTAGCCGTTGCGGAACCAGGTTCATGGCGCACCGGCAAGACCACATCTAGCCAGCGTGGTTACAACTACGAATGGCAGCAGGCTCGACTCGTCCATCTCAATGACAACCCGCTCTGTGTGTACTGCCAGCGAGAAGGCAGGGTAACAGCGGCAAACACGGTAGACCATGTCACGCCTCACCGGGGCGACATGACGCTGTTTTGGGATCGAGCCAACTGGATGAGCCTCTGTGCGCCTTGCCACTCATCGAAGAAGCAGCGGGAAGAAGCAGGGCTGGCCTGATGTGTTTGAAGCACGCCAGTGCCCCGAAAGGCTGACTTGTAGCACGTCAGTGCCACCAGGGGGCGGTCAAAATATAGTGATTCTCATCGGACTAGACCACCCCTTGTCCCACGCACACATTTTTCTCCATTTTTAGGAAAAGTTAACTATGGCTTTAACCGACAAAAAGCGCCGGTTTGCTGACGCTTTGCAGTCGGGCGCGTCAAAACGAGATGCAGCAATCGCCGCCGGATATTCCGAGAAGACCGCGTCCCAGGCGGGCTCCAAGCTTGCGAAGGACCCGGACATTATCGCGGCCATGGGCAGAAAGATCAGGGCTGCAGGTGCTGCCGGCGAGAAAGTTAAACCAGGCCAGAAAGTTAACTCGCCGGATGCGGGCGATCATGGCGATGACGCCCTGGTGATCGTAGAGACTGACGACCCTCGAGAGTTCTTGGTGGCTGTTATGAACCAGAAGGATGTCGAGCCAAGGCTTCGCGTTGATGCGGCAAAGGCACTAATGCCGTATGTGCATGGAAAGGTCGCTGACCAGGGCAAAAAGGATGCCTTGCAGGAAGCTGCAAAGCAGGCTGCAAAAGGACGGTACGCCCAGGGCAAACCGCCGCTCTCCATCGTCAAAGGCTAACTCATGCAATGGACAACCGCCTGCCCGGATTGGTGGCGGCTTCTGGCTGCCGGTGAATCCATCATTCCGCCACCCTTGTTTCCCGATGAGGCTGCGGAAAGTCTGGAAATATTCAAGGGGCTCAAGATTGTGGATGCCCCGGGCAGCCCGACAATTGAGTCGGCGTGTGCGGCCTGGGTTCTGGCGTTCGCGGGGGCCGTGTTCGGCAGCTACAACAGCGAGACCGGCGAGCGTCTGATTCGGGAATTCATGCTTTGCATTCCGAAGAAGAACAGCAAGTCTACGATCGCTGCGGCGATCATGCTGACAGCGTTGGTGCGCAACTGGAGGCTATCGGCCGAATTCATCATCCTGGCTCCTACAAAGGAAATTGCTGATAACGCTTTTGTCCCAGCCAAGGACATGGTCAATAACGATGACGAGCTGAAAACACTGCTCCACGTCCAGCCTCACCTTCGTCTCATTACCCATCGCCAGACTGGCGCTACGTTAAAGGTGGTGGCTGCTGACAGCGATGTGGTGGGCGGTAAGAAGGCCGTCGGTGTATTGATCGATGAGGCCTGGCTGTTTGGCAAAAACCCGAAAGCTGCGGACATGATTCGCGAGGCTACGGGTGGTCTGCTGTCCAGGCCTGAAGGCTTCATCATCTGGCTTACGACGCAATCGAATGAGCCTCCGGCCGGCGTCTTCAGGTCGAAGCTGAACTATGCGCGTGGTGTGCGCGACGGACGCATAAGCGACAACCGCTTCCTGCCGATCATTTACGAGTTCTCCCAGGAGATGATCAAGAGCGGCGAAGCGCGGAAGCCTGAAAACTTCCATCTGGTAAATCCAAACATCAACTACTCGGTTGATCGCCCAACGCTTGAACGCCTGTTCATGCAGGCTGAGATCGACGGAGAAGCAGAGTTGCGCGGCTTCTTGGCCAAGCATTTGAACATCGAAATTGGCTTGGCCCTGATGTCTGATAGTTGGGTCGGAGCTGAGTTCTGGGAGCTTCAAGCACTTAAAGGTCTGGACCTTGACTCTCTACTGGAGCGGTGCGAGGTCGTTACGGTGGGAGTTGACGGCGGCGGGCTTGATGACTTGCTCGGGCTGGCAGTTCTGGGGCGGGCCCGGGATTCGCGACAGTGGCTACATTGGGGGCATGCCTGGGCACACCCTTCGGTATTGGAACGCCGGAAGTCTGAAGCTCCGCGCCTACATGACCTTGCAAGTGTTGGTGACCTAACACTGGTTGAGAAAATCGGGGATGACGTTGAGCAATTGGCGGCTCTCGTTGCGCGTATCAATGATGCCGGATTGCTAGACAAGGTTGGCCTCGATCCCGCCGGAATTGGCGCCGTCCTTGATGCTTTGGCGGCGGCGGGTGTGGGAGAAGACCAGGTCATCGGGATATCCCAGGGATGGAAGCTGACGGGAGCAATCAAAACGACGGAGCGAAAGCTTGCCCAGGGTGACCTTCTGCATTGCGGCCAACCACTAATGGCTTGGAGTTGCGGCAACGCCAAGGGCGTCCCTTCCGCAAACGCTTTTCTGATAACTAAGCAGGCATCAGGGACAGCAAAGATTGATCCACTCATGGCGCTTTTCAGCGCCATCTCTTTGCTCTCGCTAAATCCCGAAGCTAAAGGCGGGCTCGACAACTACCTCACTGATGGGTTCTTTGGACTCGTCGGCTCGAACTAATAGGCTGAATATGGCATCTCGTTGGTACAACCCGCTGTCATGGCGCATGTTCGGCTACACCGACCCCGTCACCGGAAAGCATGTTGAGGTTGATCTTGAAGTCGGTGGTAAGCGCACCAAGGCCGGCGTAACGGTGACTGCCAAAACTGCGCTGTCTATCAGCATGGTTTGGTCATGCGTAAAAATCCTCTCGGAGTCGCTTAGCGGTCTTCCTCTGAAACTGTTTGAGGATACTGATGGAGGGCGCGCACTGGTGCGTCGTGATGATCGGGCATTGAAGCTGCTGCGAAAGCCCAACCCATTCATGACCATGCTGAACTTTCTCAAGTTCGTTGTGGTGAACATGGCGCTACGCGGCAATGCTTTTGCACTCATCGAGCGAAATACTCATGGTGATCCTATCGGGCTCGTGCCGCTGGACGGCAAGACAGTCACCATAGATACCGATGACGATTTGCTGTACTGGGTGTCGCCGAGTAAGGGTGATCGATTTCCGGTATCGCCGGAGAACATGCTTCATTTCAAGCTGTTCAGCATGGACGGCATCGTCGGGTTGTCACCCATTGAGCACCAGGCGGAAACCATGGGCCTCGCTTCGGCTGGGCAACAGTGGTCAGCGCGTTTTATGCGTAAAGGTGGTTTCACCGGCGGCTATGTCATCTACAAACAGTTTCTCACTAGCGCCCAGCAGGCCCAGGTGATGGAGCGGTTTCCAGATGTGCGGAAGGCAGACGCGGACGACATCGGAAAGATGGCCATCCTCCAAGGCGATCCGTCGATTGTGCCGGCCGGCATTTCACAGAAAGACGCTCAGTTCATTGAGTCCCAGCAGTTCCAAGAAGAGGCGCTTGCAGGCATCTATGGCGTCCCGCTGTGGCTGGCCAACCGCGCCGGAAAAACTTCGATCATGGGCTCGAACCTGGAACAGCAACTTACCGGGTACATCACGTTCGGCCTTAAGCCCTTCATCGACGCAGTCGAGGACGAGTTTAACGACAAGATCTATCGATCCAGTTCGCGATTCGTAGAGTTTGCAGTCGAGGGCCTGCTGCGCGCCGACAGCGCCGGGCGGGCAGCCTATTACAAGGCAGCGCTGGGCGGATCGGGGGGATCCGGCTGGATGTTCATTAATGAAGTCCGCGCAAAAGAAAACCTGCCTCCCTTGGAAGGCGACGAATACAACCAGGTCACCCGTTGGGAGATGGACAAAAATGGCGAATCTTGAGGTTCCTTTCGAGCTCAAGTCAGTTGATGACGCTGGCAACTTCGAGGGCTATGCGGCGGTGTTCAACAACGTAGACCTGGGTGATGACGTAATTCTTCCAGGCGCTTTCACTCGGGTAAAGACCACGCGCGGAGGAAAACTGAAGCTGGCTCTTTATCACGACCTTACCCGGCTGGTGGGCCTCGCGGACTACACCCAGGACGATCATGGTCTGTTGGTGAAAGGCAAGATCAACCTAGCTGTGAGCTACGCGCGTGACGCTTATGAGCTGATGAAGGCAGAAGTGCTCGACAGCATGTCTATCGGCTTCAACACGATCAAAGCAGATTTTGAGGATCGTGCCGGACGGCGCGTTCGAATCATTAAGGAGGCCGAACTCTGGGAAGCGTCCTTTGTCCCGTTCGGTATGAATCCTGAGGCTCAAGTCCTCAGCGTCAAATCGGATATCAGACTTTTTGAAAATGCCCTGCGCGAACGCATGGGGCTTTCTCAAAAGGAGGCGGCTGCGGTCGCCTCGCTCGGCTATTCCGCGCTACGCCGTGACGGCGGCAGCGAGGCCACGGTGATCGTGGATGAGCTGAAACAAATTTCCACGCTGTTCACCAACCATTTCGGAGTATCGCCATGAGCGAAGTAAAAGAACTGAAAGATTCCCTCGAGCTACAACTGAAGAACGGCTTCAATGGGTTGCAAGTCAAGTACGACGCGGCTATCGCCGAGGTTGAGAAGGGCAACAAGGTCACGACCGATCTGAAGGCCCAGATCGATAACCAAAAGGGCGAATTGCAGCGCGTGATTGACCAAGTACAGGACTTGGAGCAGAAGGGCGTCAAGCTGCGCGGCCAGCCAGGCGAGGCCAAGTCCTTTATCGATCTTGTTGGCACTCATGATAACTACAAGGGCCTGCAGCAAAAAAACGTCAGCATGGCTGAAATCGAAGTCACCAAGTCTGACCTCGCCGGCATGAAGGAAATGAAGGTAGGCAGCGCAGGTCTCGTGGCTCCGATCTACGACCCGGTGATTCAGCCCGGCATTCGTCAGGAGCTGCGCATCCGCGACCTGCTCACCACTATCCCAGTGACAGGCCAGAGCTACACCTACTTCCGAGAGAACGTCCACACGCGAGGCGCTGCACCTGTCGCCGAGGGCGGCTTGAAGCCAACCAGCAATGTCACTTTCACTACCGAGACGGATCGAGTGAAGAAGATCGCGGTGTGGATGCCAGCTACCGACGAGGTGCTCTCTGACGTACCTCAGATGTTCGCCTACCTGCAGCAACTGCTGCGTTACGACCTGAAGCTCGAGGAAGAAGGCCAGATCCTCAAGGGCGACGGCACAGGTGAAAACCTGAACGGCCTGATGACCCAGGCCACTAGCTACAGCGCCGCTCTTAGCAAGGCCGGTGATACTGCAATCGATCTGGTGCGCCGCGCTATCTACCAAGTGCGCAAGCAGTCGCAAATGTCGGCTGATGGCGTGGTGATGACCGAGCTGGACTGGATGAACATCGAACTGCAGAAAGATGGCGAGAACCGTTACCTGTTCGCGAATCTGCAGGGGTTGGTTACTCCGATCCTGTGGGGTCGACCGGTGATCACTTCGGACAGCATGGACGAAGGCACAGGTGATGTCGGCGGTGAGTTCCTGGTGGCGAACTTCGCGCGCTCAACCACGCTATTCGACCGCATGTCGTTCCAATTCAAGATGGGCCTGATCAACGATCAGTTCATCCGGAACGAAATTGCGCTGCTGGTGGAAGAACGTCTGGGGCTCGGCGTGCGCCGGAAGGAAGCCCTGGTCAAGGGCAAGTTCTCTGTCGCCGCTTAACCTGCAGCCAGCATAAATGGCCGGCCTTACGCCGGCCTTTTCGTTTTAGGAGCGATCATGAAAATCAAAACACTCTGGGGGTTCGTTGGTAATGGCCTCCTGCTTGGCGCGGATTCCAACAAGGTGAAAGCAGGCGTTGTTTTTGAAGAAGCTGACGACGAATACGCGCATGCCTTGATCGGGAAAGGGCTGGCCGTCGAGCTCGATGCCAATGGCAACCCCCGGGTAATCAAGCCCAATGAAATCAAGCCGTCCTTCCCAAACGAGGACAAGGCGTCCGCTGACAAGGCTGCGGCTGACAAGGCTGCCGCTGACAAAGCTGCGGCTGACAAGGCTGCGGCTGGCAAGGCGTCCGCTGACAAGGCTGCCGCTGACAAGGCAGCCAAGTAAATGATCGACCTGGAGCGCGTGAAGCTGCATCTGCGGGTAGATGGCGACGAGGAAGACGCGCTCATCGGCGGATACATCGAGGCGGCGAAGTCCCATGTGGCCATGCACTGCGACAGGGAGCTGGTCGAAGCTGCGCCGGTTGAGCCTGATCAAATGGGAATCACCGCCGACGTTGAGCAGGCCATCCTGCTTCTGGTTGGGCACTGGTACGCCAATCGGGAGGGCGTGGCGATGGGCACCATTTCAACCGTAGTGCCGCTGGCGGTGGAGCGGCTGCTCATGTACAGGAAGCGTTTCTGATGAGAGCCGGACCTATGCGTCACCGATGCACGATGCTGAAGCCGGTTCTGACCAAAAACAAGAGCGGTGGCTTCGACACTACGTGGTCGGACCTTGGAAAGCTTTGGGCTGAAATCACGATACCGACCGGGCGAATTGTACCTGTTGCCGAACAACTGAAGGCTGTTGTAACTGCGGAGGTGCGTGTCCGTCCTAGGGCTGATGCTGTAGCAGGCAATCGCCTGGTTGAAACCGTAAATGGCGTAAGCACTACCTACCTGATCGAAGCTGCCCTGTTAAGTAACGAGCGAGACTTACTCCGGTTGCTTTGTTCGAACGTCCCCAACCCTTAGAGGTGAATCATGAAAGTTACTGCCCTGGGAACCCTGTCTGGCGCTACTGGCGACCGGGAGAAGGGTGAAGAGTTTACGGTTGACGCCAAGCTTGGCGCTGATTTGGTGGCGCGCGGTCTGGTAGAGCCGGCGGTCGACACGGCGCCCGCAGGTGAAAAGGCCTCCAAGGCCAAGGAGTAGGTCATGGCCGCCCGCCGATCACGCATGTCCGGCGACTTCAAGTTGCGCCGGACGCTGCGCAATATTCACTCGACCATGGAAAATGAGCTCGCCCCCGCGATGCTTGAATCTGCAAATCGAATTCTGCAGTCAATGAAAAGCATGATTCCCAAGGACACGGGTGCAGCCGCCGGCGCACTGAAGGTTTTTGTATCTCAAAGCGGCCTCGACGCTCAGATCGGTATTCGCGGAAAAAAGGACAACAGGAAGTTTTTTTACCTGAAGTTTATTGAATACGGCACCAAAGGTTACACCGGTGGAAAGCGCTCTGGCGGAAGGACACGCCGAGAAACGAACAAGAGCGACGGATCGCACTTCTTCGGCAAGTACCCGGATATTCCGGCCCGACCTGCCCACCCATGGCTGAGGCCGGCGCTAGATGTGAATCAGGAGTATGTGCGGGCGAATATTAGCGCCGCGATCGCCAGCACCCTGAACAAGGCGAGTAGAGGTGCTTCCGATGGCTGACCCGTCCGTAGCATTGCAGGAAGCGCTGTTCGCCAGGCTGGAGGCTGAAGTGTCGTGTCCCGTTTTTGACGGCGCGCCGATGGATACCGAAATGCCTTACGTCTCCTTTGATCGGGAGATTTCCACCAACATGACCCCGATTGCTGGCAGGAAGCGCGAGCGCCGCCTGATCTATCTGTCGGTCTGGTCTGAGTCTCACGGGCAGGCAGAGGTGAAGCGCATCAATGGCGAGATTGTGGCGGCTCTGGATGAGCGCCGCTTGCCGTTGACTGTCGGCCGGGCCGTATCGGTCAGT